ACTTTGATCGACCTCTGACAGTTCATCGGAAGTCTGAACAATTCTTGCTAAGAAGGAAGACGTATGGTAGCCATGGGCAGTGTCCCATTGATACCAGGCATCAAACTGTGTGAAAGGATCATAAGGATTGTCTACTGTAGTTAGCATGTACTCCATTGATCCTCCTTACTTGATACCTGTTTTGAGGGTGGTTAATGATACACCTAACTGCTCTGCTACTTCTGCCTGTGTGTATCCAGAACGGAGCATTGATTCTGCTCTACGTAGTTTGGCATCAGTCATTAGTATAGTAGGCTTAGGAGTAGCCAACTTTCTAATCTGTTCTAGATCAGTGTTGTCTAGGATCCTCTTCAACTTACTATCACTAATGCCACCTGATTGTATGGCTTCCCATTCCTTGCCTTCTAGAACAATCTCGTTCTTCTTTGCATTTGTTCTGATACGGGAATCCAACAATGCTTGATACTTTGTCTTCTTAAGAAGCTTCTCATCCATGTTTGGATTGGCTTGCACCTTGAGTCTTACCTGTGCATTTGCTAAGATCTGGGCCTGTCTTTCAAGGGGCGCATTCTTCAACGCAACATTCAACTTGGCATCAAGGGATGCCAGTTCTTTTGAGTAGGCGGCTTTTGCAGACTTTGATGCAGGAACAGTCTTTATGTTGACTGCTTCCTTTCTTGCATAGTTAGCAAGAGCCTTCAACTTATTGGCATGCTCTGCATAGATGCTCTCCATGAGAGTGCCTGATGATAGAGTGAATGCATCAGGCGTCTCTGCCAATGCCTTGGATTGCGTTGTCTTAAAGATGAGCTTTCCCTTTTTATCTATGTAACTAGCCCCTGTTTCTGTGAAGATCTTTTCTCCTGTTACCTTATCTACACGAAACCCTTGTTTTCTTTCAGGGGGGTACACTTTAGAACGAGCCCTAGAGATAAGTGTTGAAGCACCTGCTCTTGGACCGCCTTGATATTTGGTTTTGAGATTTGTAATGCCATTGACTTGAGCAGACAGCTTGTAGTTGAGGGCGTGTTTCTCGGCATCAATGACAACCATAGAATGTCGAACGGCTGCAGCAAGCTCGACAGATGTTGCTCCACGAATTGTCATGTCTGTGATGAGATTTGAAATCATACCCATTTGAACTTGCTTCGTCTTTGTAGCAGGACTTTTGCCGCCATAGTCAACCTTTTTAGTGGCAGCATTATATCTTCCACCATCCATAGTTAGCATTCCATCATAAGCAGGATATGCTGCTTGAGGATCGAAGTTCTTCAAACCAGCAAGGATTGGAGCAGTCTTTACTTTGCCATTGTTGTTACGAATGACAAGAACACTATCTCCATCGAAATCTGCTCCAGAAAGATGCTTAGCAACGTTGGGGTGGATTCCAACTGCATCTTGGGAATTACCTAGTGCAAGTTTTGCTGCACGGTTGTTGTTATTGACTCTAAGTTCAGGAATCTCAAAAGGACCTGCATGCGGGTGACGTATCAGAACAACAATTTCTCCATTGTCGTAGTTTGGAGCATAAATCTCACTTTCCTTCAGGCTAGTTATTGGAAGGATGACGTGAGAAAGAGTTCCAGGCAATGCAGCAGCTTGAAGATGTACAGCAGAAGAATCGGCAGTTTCTGCATATGCTTCAAGAAGCTTCTTACGAACAGAGCGATTTGTCAAGGTCATGATCTCATCCAGATCATTCTTACTACGTTCATATGTCATGTTCAATTGAGACTTGGCAAGACTTGGATCTTGCTTTGTAAGCATCTGAGATGAAAGTTCATGAGACCATGTTTCCCACTTACCTTCTTCTCTAATGATGTTCATAACACCATGTTGACGATCGATGACAGCTCCATATGGGTTATCAGGATCAATTTCAACTGGCTTCATTGCATCTTTCTTGTTTCCGGTATCAGATTTTACTGTGTTGAACTCAAGATCAACGCCAGGAGGCAATCCATCCTTGTACATTGCCATTCCCTTTAGATAGTGAGTTCCATCAACCACAATACGAACCTGTGCATAGTTAGATGCACCAAGGTTAGTATCTTCTACTCCAGGACGAACATAGATAACGCCGTCTGCTTTTGCTCCACCGTCTTTCCCATATTTGACAGCAACTCGCGTTGAACTGATTGATGTTGGAGGAACGATCTTTCCTGCATATGAACGACCACCATCTTCAGAGTAATCAAAGATCTGCTTGATGCTGTCACGATTCTTTAAAACCTCTGAATATGTAACACCGGGTGCAGAAAGAACCTTTGTCGAAGTTTCCCACTTAGTACCCATCTGAGGAACCTTCACATAGTGAAGTTTATAACCCTCTTGTTCCAGCAAAGTAACTGCTGTCTTGAGTTTGGTGTCTGAAATTCCTAGATGACGCTCAACACCAACACTGACATCAATCAAACCTTTCTCAGCAACTTGATCACGCAACAGCTTTGCTGTGGTTTGAAGGATGTCGTTTCGATCTTTCGTTCCAGGTGCAAGAAGAGAACGAACCGACGATTCGTTAGGAAGTCCCATCTCTTTGGCGATGGCGCCATTGGACATTCCTGTTGCTGCCAGTCTTTCTGCTTGAGAGATCTTCGCTTGCTTCAACTCATTGATTGCGATGCTCTTCAGTTGAATGAGTTTGGTTGAACTGAACTTCGGATCACCCGTAGCAATCCCGATTCCTTCTGCAATCTCAGCATTGCTAAGCCCTTGCCGCTTGAGATCTGCGATGTAGCCAAGGAAGTTTTGATTACGAGTGCTTTCGTTTCCGCCTGAACCCCATGGGTAACGACCCGAGTGACGAGGCGTGCCATAGTGGGCGAGACTGTCTTCTTCAATGATCATTACAGTTCCGCCTCCAGTCTGATGGCAGCGATGCGTTTGTCAAAGGAGATGATTCTATCCATGATGTGCGCAATGACATCTGGATCTGCTTCGTAAACACGAACTTCATCATTCTGATAGATACGCAACTCGATCTCGATATCGAATGGCTTGAATCTGTACTCCAGGCAGAACAATGCAGCATACACCTCAAGTTGATGATGAGATGTTGGAGTAATGCCTGTCTTAAGATCATGAATGCGCAAGAAGTTTTTGCGGAAAGCTATTGAGTCGGCAGTACCGAAGCAGTTGTCCGAGTAGTACAAGATCTGTTCGGACGTCATTCGGTATCCGATTGCATCATTCACATATGAGTTGAGTGACTTGTTGCCTCGAGGAAGCTTAACACCAAGACGAATCGCATTGTGTGCGAACTCATGAAGTTCAGTTCCTCGTTGAGCCGCTAGAGCAGCTACGTAAACTCTGTCGAGCTTCTCATCATCATAGTTGATCCAGTGGTACTTACTCGCGGAGAGGAATGCGTGTTGGCCTGCGATGTTCGAATGCGCGTTGAAGTGCATGCAGGACCTCCGCTTCATTCTCAGGATAAATAAAGGCTGCGAAAGACATGGTTCCTAGCTGACCAACCCAATGTTCTTGATTAGGTTGCTCGTAGGAATCTGAATGGGCTTTGACTTCTAGCGCTGCCCACATGTCATGATGAAGAACCAGGAGATCTGGGAATCCTTGGATGTAAGTTGGATCATTCTTGATGACTACACATCCAGGAAACCTAAGTTTGAGTTCTCGAATCAGCTGTCGCTGGTAAAAACGCTCTAACATGAGACCTCCTTCAAAAATATAAGGGAATGTCAAGTTACTTGCTTCCACCCCTTCATTATAACCCACGATTTCTACGCGATGCCAAATTTGGTACATTGATTTGGTTGTTTTTTCCTTCGCAAATACTGTCCGATTGCTGCCTGTCTACGAACTACATCCCCTTTTGTCTAGTTTTACACCACTTCTTCCTAGTATTTTTGGTTGCCATTTGCCTTGCCAATTATATGGCAAAAGACTTTTTCTATCAACGCCATGCCTATTACAAGAAAAGTCTTTTTCATGCAAATATGGCAAATTTTTGGCAAATACGCTCAGTTTTGCTGCCACTTTTGTCGTTTTTCATTAAAATTTCGTTTAGAGCGCATAGATTGCATGATTTCCTTATCAATTCTACTGACACTTTTTAGCACATAATAGTGAAGAATTTCATAAGGAGTGTTCATTCTATCGATGCGTCCGAACGCTTGATGCCACTGTTTGTACGAATAAGTCAAGCTATACAGCACCATCGCATCAGTCGTAATGCAGTTCCAACCCTCACTCCCAGCTGCATACTGCACAAGGTAAACCCACCTCTTAGTAGCAGGAATATTCTCATGTCTATGCCCGTTCCATTCGGAAACAGTAACCGTGTCTGACAGCTCCCTCAGCCTCTCCAGTTCGTAATCGAAGTTGTAGAAGACAATAAGACGCGGGTGTGTAATCAGCAACGTACGAACAGCTGCGAGTCGTGTCGGATCCTGGTTCGTAATACGCCGCATAACACGGTAGAGTTCTCCTACGTCCTTCATCGGGGCCATCGTAAATGGATTCCATCGTCTCCTCACAGAATCCTTGAATAGTTCACAGTCGAACTCCACATCGACATAGTGCACCTCCCTGGTTGTATGCCTTTCGTACGGCATTTCAACAAGAATGCTGTTACGCAAACGCAGGAGTTTGTTTACTCCAAGATACCTGTCAACCTTAGGGAACTTAGAGTACGGCTGGTATAGTACATGCTCCCGTTTAAAGTCACTACGGTTCTTGTAGAACCCGTTCGCCACAAAAATGGGAATGTAATCCAACCACGTGTCCCCAGGAGTAGCACTAAGTAGAATCCAGTGATTCGCCTTGGCGATCTTAAGGAACGCTTTCGTCCATACCCCACTGCCCACAAGCCGCTGCTCGTCAAGAATGAAAAATGCATCTTTTACCTCTTCGTATTTGTGTAGGTTGTTGAACGAGTCGACTGTCAGAACGCCAGCAACAGTTCCATCCTTAGTCCTTCCAACTCCGTGCTTGGCGAACTCCCC